TCAAATAGAAACTATTAGTTCTGAAATAAATAGATGGAAAATAGGTGATATTAGAGTTGACTCAACTGGTTTGGGAGATGTAGTATTTGACCATCTACTATCTTCTGGATTACCAGTAACACCATTTAAATTTAGTGCACAAAGTAAATATCAATTATTCCAAAATTACTACATTGCACTAGAAAATGGTACTGTACATTTCCCAGAAAGTTGGGATACACTTAAAAAACAATTGGAAGATATAAGTATAAGACCTAGTGGAAATGGTTCGTATGTGTTTTATAATGAATCAAGTGAGCATGATGATTGGGTTGATGCAGAGTTGTTAGCATTAATGGCTAGTGACCCACCAGGTTATGATGATGGTGAATATAAATATTTAGGAGCTATAAGTAGAATGAGACCTATAAGACCTACAGACTCTAGGAAGCCTTCACGATTTATGCAAATGAGAAGACAACAAAAGACAAAACAAAAATTACAATACTTAGAAGAAAACGAATTAATTACTACAGAAATATAGGTAAAGAATGGTTTTAGATTACGAAATAGACCCAACAGAAGCAATCAAAGTAGAAGCAGCAAATCCTACAGACGAGCCAGATATTACACTTCAATGGGTAAAAGAAAAAGCACAAACTGGTCACGAATTATTTAGAGAGTTTCGTAACAAAGCAGAAGAGCTAGATGACTTTTATCTAAACAACTTTGACTTTAGCGTTCCAGAAAACGGAACATTAATTAGACTGGGTACAGCACAGTCAGTAATAAATACTCTAGTTGCACACGTTAGTCCACAGTTCTTGGATATATCTGTTCCACCTCCTGGTGCACGAGGACAAGCAAGAGCAGAACTAATGGAAAAGTTTTTGACAGGTGCACATCATATGGTAGAACAAAGAACACCTGTATACAGAGAGATTACTAAACACGCTGGTCTTTATGGTATTGCTTGGGAAAAGATAGAGTTTACTGCAAATGAATGGAGTGACTTTCCAGAAGCACCACCACATGAACAAGAAGCAAGTGCAGAATATAGAGAACGAATAAAAGAAGTATTAGATAAAAGGTCTGTATCATGGCCTATAAAATCTGTAGCTGTAAATCCACAAAACCTTATATGGGATTTGAATAATGGTACACAACCTAGATGGGTTATATATGAATATCAAGTAGATGCAGAATGGGTACAAGCTCACTTTCCAGAATGGAACGTATACAAAAAAGGTTACGTTACTTTCCAAGAAGTATGGACAGCAACTCAAGTAGGATACATAGCAGATGACAAATGGGTATTAGAACCTAGAAGACATGGTTATGGTAAACTGCCTTGGATTATGTACTGGCCACAGATGGGATTAGATACAGGTAACTCAGAACCAGAAACTTTATACATGGGATTACTAAATGGCTCTATAGATATGCTAAGAGCACAAAGTCAATTAGCATCACACTATATTGACATTGTAGGTAAATCAGCTTGGCCTACACTAGAATTTACAGGACCACCAGGAATTACAGAAGAAGTGCAAGCAGCATGGGATGATACTCCAGGTGCAAAGAATATTAAACCACCACAAGTAAATGTTGGTGCATCACAAACACCAAGGCCACCTTCAGAGATTGGTATTGCAAAACAATTCTTAGATGAAGCTATTGAAGCTAATACAGTTCCTGCTGTTGCCAGAGGACAAAGACCAACAGGTGCAGCATCTGGTTATCATACTGCTGTACTAGCTGGTATTGCATCACTTAACTTTGGTGCAGTAAAAGAAGCAATGGAACGTGGTTTACAAGATAAAGGTGAACTAATACTAAGAATAGTAGAACACGTCATTAATGATAAACTAACAGTATTCGGTAAAACAGAAGCTGGAGTTTTAGATGCTGCTATCAAGCCTACTGACATCAAAGGGCATTACGTCAACATTGTTCGTATTAACTCTGTTTCGCCAGAAGAACAGGAAAGAAGACTTAACCTGTGGGCAAACTTATGGCGTTCAGGATACGTTGATTTGGATACTGCTCTCAGAAAAGGTGGAGTTAGCAATCCACTAGAAGTTCGTGCTAAGATATTAGAAGAACAATTTATTAACTCGCCAGGCATTCAAGAACAGCTACAACAAGCAGCAGCATCAAGAATACCTACGATACAAAATATTATTGAAGCAGCAGGACAACAGTCACCACAAACAGGACCAACTCCTGAACAGACTGCAATGAATATTTTAAATACACAAGGAGCTATGCAATTGCCTAATGCAGGAAATTTCCAACAAGGTAATCAAGCAGGTATAAGACCTAACAATCCAGGTACAGGAGTACCACAAACTACTAGACCTGTAGTACCAGGTTCTATAGATGAAATGAATCAAACAGCTCGTGCTGTAGCAGGACCAAGAAGTGGTAATGTTAGAGTACCAGGAGCAGACATATCACCAGGAGCAAGAGGATAATGGCAAAAAGTACACATCCATTAGAATTAGCATTTATGAAATTTGATGACACTACTAAAAGATATTTAAAACAAGTATCTAATAGTTTTCAAAACATAGATAGTATTCCTGATGTACAACAACCAAAAAAACGTAGCAAGAAATCAATCTATAATTATGGATTGAACACACCATTTGGGAGAAGCTAATGGCATTAAGATATAATTTTCAAATAACTACTCCAGATGGAGTTACAGAATCTGTAATTAGCGAAGGTAATACTATAGCACAAGCTAGAACAAGTGCTTTATCTCGTTTTCCAGGTAGTACTATTACAGGAACACAATACTTAGGTGAATTTGGACCACAGTTAAATGTAGATGAAGGATTTGGAGAGGGAATTTCTCCATTTTCAAATCAAGTTGTAACTCCAGGAGACCCTATTGAATTTACTCCAACTCAAACTATTTTAGATATTGAAGATTCAGATGTTCCTATTACTAGAGAATTAGTTGAATCTATAAATTTATTATTAAAAAATACAGGAAATTATAATGTTAGTAATTTAACTGATGAAAATGTAGAAAATGTTGATAATATAATAAACACTATTAGAAGTGTTCCAAGCACACAAGTTTTTGGTAGAGCAGCAGTTCCAACAGCAATAGCTTTTTTAAATGATTCTTTAGAAAATAGAGAAGAAGAAGATAAATTAACTAATCAACAAGTTGCAAACCAAGTTGCTTTACTAAATAGTTTTGTAGGTAAAATTAATGTTTTTAAAAATTCACCTGATAGATTATCACGTTTAATAGAACCAGGAATTGATGAAGATTTAGGATTTAGAATATCTGCTGAATTACAAAAAGGCAATCCTTTTGCTAGAGGAAATATTAATACTCCCTTTGCAGCTGATAATGTTACTTCTGAAATTGGAGAAACAGATACAGCAGGTGGTGTTACAGAAGATGAAAATAATATTACGAATAATATTACGACAGAAGGTGGTGACTCTGGACCATCACCTGGCTCTGCAAATGAAATAGTTGATATAACTCAAACTCCTGAATATTTAGCTTTGTTAGCAGAAATTGAACAATTAAAAGCAAATCAAGCACCAGGTGCACCTACTCCTGCTGCTTCAGTAACTGAGCTTATTGGAAATATTGGTGACCCAGACTTTCAAGAATTTTTATCACAAAATCAAGATGCTTTGTTTACAACCGTTGATGGTATACCTTCTCTTACTGGTATAGGTGAACAGTTAATAAACAATTATAATGCAATAAAAGAAGATGAATTAAACAAAGAATTTGAATTAAAACAACAGGAAATTCGTGACAATCAAGTTCTTAGTGAATTAGAAAAACAAATAGAATTACAAGAAGCTAGACTAGATATAGAAAGAGAAATTACAAAATTAGAAACTGATGCAAGAATTGTTGAATCTAATAATCAATTTAACATAGGTATAAAAGCAGCTCAACAAGATAGAGTTGCTAGAGCAGCACAAGCAAACCAAGACAGACTAGCCAGAGCAGCTGTAGCTGAAACACAAGCAGGAACGTCACCATTTTTTGGATTAGATGAACTAGGTGCTGAACAACAAGATGCTAGAAGACGAAGTCAACTTGCAGGAACAGGTGGAGTTTTTGGTGCGTTAGCAGCAGGAATAAGTCCACAAGATGTTTTTCAAGCACAAAGAGATGGTTTAAGTACTACTGACCAATTAGCTTTAGCAAGAGCTTCAGGAAATCCTTTTGATTTAGATGCTCAACAACAAATAGCTTTACAAACTAGTTTAGCTAGAGGGGGTTTGACTCCAGATGAACAAATAGCTTTGGCTAGAGCAACTGCTAATCCTTTTGGATTTACAGCAGCTCAACAAATAGGATTGCAAGAAAGTTTAGCCAGAGGTGGTCTTACTGCTCCTCAACAATTTGCATTAGAAACACAATTAGCTAGAGGTGGTTTATCAGCACAAGAACAGTTTGACTTGCAAACTGCTTTGGCTAGAGGTGGACTTACACCAGAACAAAGGTTGGCAGAACAAAGAGCAGCTGTCAATCCTTTTAATCTAACTGCTCAAGAACAAATTAATTTACAAACAGCATTGGCAAGAGGTGGATTGTCTGCTGAAGAAAGATTAGCAGAACAAAGATTAGGAATAGTTCCTGAATTATTTAGAGCATCTCCACAATCATTGGGTGCTTTATCTAGTGTATTGGGTGGTACTGCTAATCTAAGAAGTGCATTAAATCCATTTTTAGGAACAAACTTTACAGGTGGAACAGCTACTCAAGCGACTGCACCTATGTCAACTCCTACTCTTGGACAATATCAACAACAAACTCCATTCCAACAAGGTGCAACTCAAGCAAATCTTGCATCAACTGGACAAGATATAGAACAAGCAATTTTAGGAGTAACGCCACAAGGAGTGAATACTAATCCTGGAGGTTTAGCTCCATTTACAAGTACGATAGGAACTTACTAAATGGTAACACCTTTTAATAGAAATCCTTTTTCTGCTCCAAGAGAAGATAATTATGAGAGAATAAAAAGACTTCGTAAAGAAAGAGAAAACCGTTTAAAAGAACAAGAAAGATTAGTTATAGAAGCTCAAGCAAGACAAAGAGCTTTAGTAGCTGAACAAAATATTTTAAACCCTCAACAACCTGTTGTTCCTTTAAACCAACCTGATTCTCCACCAAAACCATTTCCAGTTGTAGAACCTCCACAAAAAACAGCAGAGCCTATAAGTTATTCTGGTTTTGCATCTGGTGTTAGAGAAAACTTAGCAAATGCAGGATTAAGTGCTTTAGAATTTATAGAACCAGGAATTAACACAGCAATAGGTGTAGCTGCAAGATTTGTAAGTCCTGGAGAAACTGAGTTTGATAAACAACTTAAAATAGTAGAAGAAGAACGTGAAGCAGCTGGTAAACAAAGAGGACTTAGAGGATTTTTTGCAACAGGAACGGAAGCAGCTAGACGTGCAGCTCCTTTACAAAGAGGTGCAGAATATGGAGCTTCTCTAGCAACTACTGTTATACCAGATGGTATGTTTGGAATTGATTCAGATGAAGTTAGAAAAAAAAGAAATCAATATTTTAAAGAAGCTACTGGTAAAGAATGGACTCTTTTAAATTCTTTTATTGACCCAGTAGAAGATTTAAATGCAACTAAAAAAGCATACAAAGAAACAGACCAACCTACATATGCAAAAGGAACATTAGAGTTTATATTTGACCCTTTGAATGTATTACCAGGTATAGGAATAGCATCAGATATAAAAACAGGGTCTAAGGCTTTAAAAGGTTTAGCTAGGCTTTCTATAAAAGCACCTGTTCAAGCAGTTACTAAAACAGGTAAAATAGTTGCACAACCTAAAAAAGTTGCAGAAAAAACAAAACAAATTGCTAGTGATATAAAAAGTTATTATGATGATGTTGTAACTTATAATACAAACCCTACTGATTTATTGCGACAACGTATAGAAGAAAAAGGTGCAGACTTAGTAAAGGGTGGAGCTGCAATAGAATATAACACAGCAGCAGCAGAAGGAAGATTAGTTTCTAGGATGCCAGGTGTTTATGATAATGTTATTCCTCTTGTTGATGGATATGACCATTTTGATAACATAACAGCAAATGTTGTTTCAAATCCAGATTTTGCAAAAGGATTAACTAGGCCTTTGACAAGAGAACAATTTGATGCACAACTTGGTACATATAAAGAAACTGTAAAATATTCAGAAGATTTTTTTAGTGACGATAATATTATAAAAAGACGAGATAGATTTAGAGAAAAATTAGTAAAGAAAAATCAAGAAACTTTAAAACAAAACCAAGCTGCAAAGTTACAAGAAGGAATAAGAAAAACTTTTGATGGTATAGATAAGATAGGATTATCTTTTATAACAACTCCTTTTCGTACAATAGTAAATTCTATTGACCCTCAGATATTAGCAAAAGTTGGAGATGCAACAGATTTAAAAACTAAATATTTAGAACACGCTCGTAACAAAGCTAATGCTTTGAATGCAGCTGGAATTAGTGTAAAAAATACTATTACTAAATCTGGTGATTCTAAACGTGTTTTTAAAAATAATATAGATGGTTTTATAATTACACCTAATGAAGCAGATGCTGCAAGAATATATAGAGTATTAAAAGACCAACATAAAAATTCAGGATATAATGTAGCAGATTTAAATAAAACAATTGACCAAGGTACAAATGCTTTTTTAGAGTCAGATATAATTAGTGCTGTAGTAGATGTAAGAAAAGCTGTTAGAGAAGATATGGTAACTCCCATAGGAAAGCAACCAGTAGATGATTTAATATTTGATTTGAAACCAATGTTTAAAGTTCAAGGTAGTGAATACTTTAATTTTAAAACAGGAGCAAGAACAGAAAAAGGTAACTATGTTATTCAGAGAGCAAAAGCAGAATTTGAAAAAGCTAAATTATTAGCTGAATATGGTAATCCAATTGTAGCTGGTGGTAAAGTTCTATCAGGAAAAGCTTTAGCAGATTTTTATTTATCAGAAAAAGCTTATGCTTCAAGATATGTTTTAAATAAAACAGGTAATAAAGCATTTTCTAATAACAGCTTAGAAAAATCATTTAACAAAAGTAGAAAATATTTAGACCCAGATAATATATTTGAAGATATTATTAGTGGCGAAAGAAATATTATATATGCTAACCCAGAAGATGCTTTGAGTTTATCTTTTATTGGAGCTTATAATCAAATGATAGATTCAGTTTTGAAATATGATTTGATTGATTTTTTTAATAAAAGTAAAGCAGCAAGAAAACAGTATGGTATAACAGTAGTTGAAAAAATAACATCACCTCAAAGTGGTTTTCAACTACAAGCAGATACTTTACCTGGTTATAAAATTGGAAACAAAGAAATTACATTAAAGAAAACAAAACCAAGTAATAGAAATGTTCCATTAGAACAAACAGAAAGTGAAAAACTTTGGGATGGTTTGTTATTTCGTACAGAAAAAGATGCTGCAAAATTTGCAAATGATTTTGATTTAATTATTAATGCAAGTAATGATGTTGTAGGTATGCCTGCTTTGATAAAAAATCAAATAAAAACAGGTACAGGTGTTTTAGGAGCACCTATATCTAAAGCAGGTGATATAACAAAAGTTTTTCGTTTAGCTGGTACTGGTATTGATTTAGGTCTAACTGCAATATATGCACCAATAGTTTTTGGTTTAGGTTCAGCAAAAATTTTAAAAGGTATTGCAGCAGATAATCCTAAGCTTATTACAGAGGGAAAAAATTTATATAAAGGTATTGCTAGAGCTACTGTTGATAGTATTGTATCTCTTGTAAATCCAGATAGAGTATTAGCAAAAACTTATTCTCCTGCTAGACAAAAAACTTTAGCACTTATGAATAGAAATAATATGGGATTAGGTAGATTGCAAGTAGAAGCATATGAAGCAGTCTCAGCTAGTACAACTAAATGGGGTGGAGAAGTAACCAATCCTGTTAATTTTCTAGGAAAAACTCAAATAGGCAAATTGTTAAGAAAATTTGAAGGTAGTTGGTCTACATTTATAGATGAAATAAAAATTTCTACTTTTGAAGCATTGACATCAGGCTTAGATGAAATACAAGATGCTGTAAAAATAAGAGAAATAGCAGATTTTATAGAAAAAGGAACAGGAACATTAAGTTCTGAAGCAGTTGGTTTATCTAGTTTTCAAAGAAAAATAGAATCAACATTTATGTTTTTCTCTCCTAGGATGACTCGTTCTATATTAGGATTACTTAGTGATTCACTTACTAGAGGTGGAGAACGAGGTGCATTAGCAAGACAAGGAGCAATAGGAGCATGGACAAGTTTGCAAGCTTATACTTGGGGAATAGGACAAGCTTTAGGACAAGATGTAAACTTAGACCCAACTCAACCACATTACTTACAAATAAAAATAGGTAATGATTGGGTAGGTCCTGGTTCACAAATAATTTCTTTGCCTAGGGCAGTTTATAGAATGGCAGCTGGGCCAGATGATGTAGATGCTGTGTATAGAGAAATAAATCAAGAGAATGAAGTTACAGACCAACCTTGGTTTCAATTCTTACGAGGTAGAGCATTTACTGCACCAGCTGGTTCTATGATGTTAGAAGCAATAAGTAATGAAAATTATTTTGGTGAACCTTATGAAGGTTTGACTGATTTTGCAACAGCACAAGGTAAAAGATTTTTTCCTTTTTGGATGCAAGATGCAGTAGCAGGTGACCCTTATAAAACAGGATTTAGAGGAATAGCAGCTGAATTTGCAGGATTAAGAACAAGGCCACTTACTACTTATGAAAGAAGGCGTGACTTGCGTGACCAAGCAGTAACAGAAATGTTCCCAGAATTTTCAAGTTATTTAGATTTAGACCCAACAAGAAAAAAATTATTTAATTCTGAGTTAGAAAAAGAATCAAGTAATAAAATTTCAGCAGCAATATTAAGTGATTTAAAAGCAACTGATGAATTAATACAAATTGACAGACAAAATAAAGGTGGCAATTCTTCTCAATTAGATGATTTCTATGAAATCTTAGAAACAACTAGAGATGAAAAAGCAGAGAGAGTAGCAGAAACTTTAAATACTTATGTATCAAGTGTTGCTCAATCTCCAGCAGATTTAAGAGCTTCATTAAATGTAGTAAATGCTGAATACTCATCTAAATATAAAGATATATATGAAGAAGGTGGCAAGTATTCTGATGCACATAATTACATAAAACAATTAGAAAGTATAAATGATACTGAAAAAATAGAAGATATATGGATTAGTTCTTACTTAGAAAATGTTTTGTATAATTCAGAATGGGAAAAACAAACAGAACAAGGTATATCTTTTTATGATTATGACGGTAAAGCAGAAGCAGAAGCTTCTTGGATTAATCAATATGGTAATGATGCCTATGAATACATTCAAGAGTATTTAGTTGCAGGTAAAAATACTTCTCCTATAATACAAGAATTATATGATGCTAGAGAAAAGTTTTCTTTTTATTGGGATGGTGCAAAAGAAGATGCTATAAACTTTACAGCAAATAAATTAGGAAGACTTAAATCAGAAGTTTCTCAATTATATAATGCTTACAGAACAGGTACGGTATCAGAAAAAGAAGTATTAAAAGAATCTGAGATAATAAAAGAAGTTACAAGTTATATTGCAAAATCTCGTAAAATTATGAGAGAGAATAATCCAGCATTAGATGGCTTTTTATATAGATGGGGGTATACTACTACTTTGGCAAACCCTCAAAATGATAGCCTTGAAGCTCAAACTTTATGGAGAAATAAAACTCCTATATCATTAAACCAACCAGGTAACTTGTACGACCAATATGCCACAATGGCAGAAAATGTTGTACAATAACAATAAAACAACACTATCTATGGATAGAAAGGTCTAAGGACATGGCAGAAGAAGTCAAACAAAACACACCAGAAAATACTGCACAACAAGTACTTGCAGAAAATTCTACGGAACAACCACAAGAAGTTGCAGCAACTACGGAAGAACAACCAGCTGTTACCGAAACTCCAGACGTAACAAGTATTGTAAATAAAACATTACAAGACTTTATGGGTAAGGAACAAGGTAGACTGGCACAAGTGTCAGGACAAAAAATAGCAGCAGTTGAAAAATCTCTTGATAGTAAATTAGAACAATTGAACCAAAGATTAGAACCTTTGATGCAAATGGCTAATGCACAAGAAAGAGAAAGACTTCTAAACCTTGACAATGAACAACTAGCAGAGATGGTATTAAAACAAAGGTCACAACCAGCTACGGCACAACCAGAACCTGTACAACAGGAACAACCAGTAGACCCTAATATAAATGCTTTAGCAACAGCTACACAGGACTTGATAACTCAAAACGGTCTCAATATGAATATTGAAGACTCAAGGTTGTGGGAAGGATATACCCAAGGTATGTCTTTATTGCAGTCAATTGATTTAGCAAGAAAAAATATTGAGAAAATGAAAGGCTCACAACCTCAACAGACTCAACAACCTCAAGCAGCTACACCACCTCCAGCTACTCCTTCAACTCAAGGTGCTCCACAAAAAAGCGTAAAAACAATTAGCAGTTTGTCTGATGCAGCACAATTATTTGCAGATGGTAATATAAACTCTACTCAATATAGAGACGCCAAAAAACAAATAAGAAGTTCTGGGTCAGCAACATTATAAGGAAATAAACAATGGCAACAGGATTGACACTAACAGGCTCTTCGAGTCTGAGTGATATGTCTAAAATCATTGTCGCTGAATCAATTGATAACGTAGAGCCGTCAGCACCTATGATGGACCTTGTGAGCAGGTATGATATACCTACAGGAAGCAAGCAAGTCAATGTTCCTATTTGGGGAAGACAGAGTGCAACAGCTCTTACAGAAGGTGTAGATTTATCTGTACCACAGCAAGTTACAGCAACAGTTGTAAACTTGACTGCTTCTGAACACGGAATACTATCATTTGTTAGTGACCGATTACGACATGAAAACAACGAAAACGTACTATCAGCAGTAGGTACTATGCACGGAAGAGCAGTAGGTAGATTGCTAGATAGCGACTTATTAACACTATTAGATGGCTTTAGTACATCTAAACCAGGTTCTGGTAGCAATGCAACATTTACTACTATTGCTGGTGCTGTTTCTCTTTTGAGAACAGACAATGCAACTTTTGGACCAGCTCCAAGTAAACCTAATGCAGTTTTACACCCAGAGCAGATACGAAGGTTGACTCAAGAACTTGCAGGTATACAAGCAGCAGGTGCAGGTGCAGCAGCAGGTGCTACTGTTCCAGAAGGACCATCAGCTGAAGTTATTAGTTCTTATTGGAGAGGTAATGACCCTATCTTTGGTGTTCCTATATATGAAGATGGTAATATTACCGTATCTTCAAACAATGCAAAAGGTGGAGTATTTGCAAAAGAAGCTCTAGCTTTAGCAATGGAAATGGAAATAGCAGCTGAAGAAGAAAGAGACGCATCACTAAGAGGAACAGAAATTGTAACTGTTGGTACTTGGGGTGAGTCAGAAGTTGTTGATAACTGGGGAGTAGAAATATTCTCATTAGCAAGTTCAATATAAGATAAGGAATAGATAGCAATGGTAACTCAGGATACGTCTCAATGGATGAATAAAAAACAAGGCAAAGTAAAACGTTTTTTAGGAAATTCAATTGCAGAGTTAAACCTTGATACTCCAGCAGATGCTGAGAAGGTGACACTTTATGACCAGAGAGATGGTTCAAAGTTAGTCGTTCCGAGATACTCTGCTAATACTTATCTAAAAAAACCTTATTCTGTCTCTTCGCAAGATAAAGACGGAAGAATTACAAATCATGTCGATTCAACAAAAAACTTATTTGATTGGTCGCCACCAAAAAAGATTGAGAATAGTGTAACCAGGCCAGGTGAAACTATTTCTAAACCTAAAAAAAGAAAAAGAGGAAAGAGAGGTAAAAGATAATGGAACAACCAGTTATTACTCCACCTAAACAAATGCAAGAGTATTGGAAACGTGAAGTGATTGCACGACACGCTGATGATGTCAAAGCATATTTAGATAAGAATAATTTACAGGAACTACCGTTACCTGAATATGTAACACCAGACCAAGCGATATTTTATCGTGAGATAGATGGTGTATGGGAATCTCTCAAGTACCCTGCTCAAATACATGGTCTCGTTACTGCCGTACAGAAAAATTGGCTCATGGCTCGCCCTGTGCTTGAGACGTTAGAAGCCGATAGTACCGAAGCTTCCAGTAAGAGCAATCTTAATGTGGCGACTGATATGTTAGTTGAACAGTTGAAGAAACGTGATACAAGAGAAACAAATAAAAGTAAATCTTTGAAATGTACTGTAAAAGGTTGCAGGAAAAGATTTGCTACAGAGAGTAACATGAAGATTCATATTACTCGGAAACATAAGGAAAAATAATTATGAGTGCAGGAACAAGACAGTATACAACTTCTGCTGATTCAGCAACTCAAGGTGCTGGTGATATAACAATCACAGCTGCAACTGATAAAATTCTTACTCTCGACCCAGGTGGAGCAGATAGAACTATCGACCTTGTATTTGTAGATACTGATGAGACTGGTGTAACAACATCATTCGCAGAAGTATTTATTGACAACGTAGCTGACGCTGCTGAAGCGTTTACAGTTAGAGATGGTAACAACTCCGACTCTGCCCTTTGTGTAATTGAGCAAAACAAAATGGCTCATTTTCAATGGACAGGTGCGAAGTGGGTAACCACTACAGGTGAAACTTAAAAACAATTAATAGTGGGGAGATTAATTTCTCCCCCTATTAGACAAGGAATATATAATGGCAAGATTAGGATATGAAAAATTAGCTGTGGCTGCTTCAGCAGTTAGCTTGGCTAGTGTTCCATCAGAAGCTACGGTTGCTCACATACAATGTGACACAGCAGCTGTTAGGTTTAGATATGATGGTACTGCTCCAACATCATCAGAAGGCACAACGATTGCAGCAGATGGTAGTATTACTTTGATAGGTAGTGATGTTTTAGCACAGGTGAAGTTTATAAGAACAACTTCTACAAGTGCTTCACTAAAAGTGGCTTATGGCACACACACATCTGGAATAGCAGGCTTTCAGGATGCAATCTAATGGCTCACGATAAAAATAGATTTATAGAAAAACCTGACGAAACTGTAGTTGAAGTAGATGTACCAGATAAAGATTTAAAAGTTCTTATACCTGATAACAGATACGCATACGGTGATACTGAGTCTGTAGCACAAATGGCTCAAGACGTGGTTGGAAAACATTCTAATAATAGTGACAAAGCTGCTAAAGTAGCATACGAACAAGCAAGACAGCAATTAGAAACAACTGACTGGAAAGAACTAAAAAGAAAAAGAGCAATGGAAAGAGTAAGAGCTAAGAAACCTGCTTTTACTTTACTTGCTCATGAAGATGATTTTGGTTTTGTAAAAGGTTATACTGTTTTAACAAAGCTTACTCATCCAAGTGGATTGGTAGAGCATAAAGAAAAATATTTTTCTGTAGACGAATTAAGCGATATGGGAGTGTAACATGGCATCCTTTACAGCAGGCACTAAAACAATTAGTTCAGCTGGTACAAGAGTGCAAGTTACTACTACTCCAACACCAGTAAGACGTGTTAGATTTCAAGCACCACCAGGCAATACTGGTATAACTTATGTTGGTGGCTCAGATGTTTCATCATCTGTAGCTGCAATAGAGTTTTCAGCAGCAGGGGGAACAGAAACTATAGATTTTACAGAGGGTAGGCCAGGAGACTTGTCAGAATTTTATTGCGATTCTGCATCAGATGGGGATAAAATACATTACATTGGAGTGTTAGTATAATGCCAACAACAATTTCATCAACAACATCATTAGCAACTATGCTACCAGAATATGCTAGACGTATTGGTGCATATGTTGGTTCGTTTACAACTACAACTGCTATAGCTGCAAATACATCTGTAGTATGCACAACCCTAGGAGATAGAGGTTGGGATGTAGATGACATACTAAATGATTTTTATATAAAGATAACATCACAAAATAATAGTGGTGCTATTCGTAGAATATCTGATTACACAGGTAGTAGTGGAACTATAACTGTATCTGGTTCTAGTCTTAGTTCAGATAGTAGCACACAGGCTACCTTTGAAATATATAGATATGACCCTCAAAGACTAACTGATACGTTGCAAGATGCAGCACAAGAAATATTCCCTAGAGTATATGTTCCTGTATATAACAATACAAATACTGCAAAGACATTTCAATATAACTTTACTAGACCTACTTCTATTCCAAGAGGATATGTTAGACAAATTTGGATAGAAAAAAGATTAGATGCTAAAACAAGTACAGATAATATTCTTAGTGACCAGAACTGTGACATGGAAGAATCTTCCTCTAGTATTACTGACTGGACTACAAGTAATATTACTGCTGCTGTAGAAGCAGATACTACTGACCCAGACAATGCAATGGTATGGGGAGAATCTCAATCTGCAAAACTAACTGTATCTGCATCTTCTGTAGGTCAGTTCTATTTATCAGTAACTAACCCTACTAATTACGAAGGTGAAGAACTAAACTTTGCTATATGGGTATACTCTAAAACTGCAAGTCGTGTATCTGCATTTTTACAAACAGACTCCGATACTGTAGTTACTGGAGATTCACACACAGGAAACGGTTGGGAAAGAATAACAGTTACTACAGTTGCTAACAATGTTTCTAGTTCTATCAAGGCAGGTATACAAATAAGTTCTGGTGATGCTTTTACTTGTTATGCAGATGAAGCAATAGCTACTTCTGGTAGAGAAGAAATGCCTAGAGCAGGTAGGATTGCAGTTAGAAACTGGAGAGAAGAAGACACACAAATTAGAATTACAGAAGCAATACCTGAAGACCATAACCTAATGATTGTTGGTATGGGTATGTTAGACTTTGGGAACTTATCTTCTTCAGCACAAGAAATAAATGAAAGCAGTAGAAGGTTATTGTATAATCTAGCTGCTAGTATTTTATTTCAAGGTGAAATAGATACAGTTGATTCTACAGAACAACAACAAGCATTAAATAGATTTAATCATTTTAAAAATAGAACAAATGAAATGCTAGGTGGTATGACACCTATGGCAATGATAAGGAACACAGCTTCGTAATGCCACAACATACAGATGTAAAACTACAAAACACAGACGGCAGTTCAAATCCTGTAGAACTAACATTATGGAAGGATAGTCCTAACTTAACAAACGGCTATTCTCTTAGCTCTAAGCCTTTCTTACCCCCTAGACAACCGACAGATGATGCGAACTACCAACAGGTTGACCCTAACGCTTCTATGACGTATGACCTTACTTCTTTTCACAGAGGATTTGGTCAAGGTGAGGATAGAAGTTTTGGTAAGGATGCTAAATATGGTTATTCAGATGGTGTCTTAGCAAACTTTGAAGGTGAGATAACTTTAGGTTATGCACAAGAAGAAGTAGATATGATTATTAGAAATGGTAGATTTGAAGATACTGAAATCAACCAATGGACTGCAACTAACGTAACACCAGAAAGAGATACTACTGACCCTAGGTCAGGAGATGCTTCTTTAAAAGTAACTGTTGGTTCTAACAATGGCACTTTAGTCCAGTCATTTGTTGCTAAGTCAGCAGCAGCTTTGAATGGGCAGAACTATCAAGTCTTAGCATATGTAAAGAGAGTATCTGGTAGTGGTAGTTGTACACTTACTACAACAAATGGTTCTGGTACTGATAACTCATCTACTAGTACATCTTATTCTCTAATAGAAATACAAGGTACGGCAGCTACTGCTGGTACTTCAATAACACTTACGTTTAGTACAGCATCAGATGTTTGGCAAGTAGATGATATATGTGTAATCCCAGCAGGTGGTGTATCTTTTCCTGTACCTCCAGTCAACTTTGAAGGATATAACTACATGATATGTGGTCAAACATTATTATTCTGGAATGAAAGTAGAAAGGCATTTGATGTAGGTTATTACTTTGATAGAGTAATGTCTACTATAGAAGTATTTGATGGCAAGATGTTAGTTGGTAGTGACAACATAGATGGTAGTAGTAACTATAAATATTTTTATATAACAGTTGGTGGTAATCCAGCAAGTACAACTATTACTGTAAATGCAGTAACAAGTTCAAGTGCATCTGTAGCAAGAGCACAGTTTTTTGTAAAGGCTAGGAATGCCAACGGAGATTATGCAATAGCAAAAGTATATTCTAATAAGGTTTCGTTTTTGGTAGACCCAGCTACAGCTTCACCTGTATGGGGTGGAGAGTTAGAAGTAGGTAAAGCAGATAGAAATATTACAAATGCTTTTGCTGCTAACGATACATTAGTAATTGGTAAAGAAGATGGCTTGTTTGTATATGATAGAAATGTAAACCAATTTAGAGATGTATCTCCTGAAGCAAATTTATTTTCAGGAGCAAATAATTTTAACAAAGCAATTGCAAGAGCAGGTAGAATATTTGCAACATCTGGAGATAGAGCATTCTGGTCTATACCTTTCTTAGTTCAAGATAATCAATGGGAAGATATATCCTATTTGCTTAGAGCAACCAGCTTTATTGGTTTTGGTGGTAGAGTTACATCAATAGCACAAGATGTAAATAATATATTTGTTACTGTATCTGATGATTTAAAACCACAAACACAGTTATATCCATACGCATTTCCTTTTGATTTTAGTACTGGGGGAATTTCCCAGAAAATATATTTAGCAACAATTAGAAATCAAAGAGATAGTAAAGGTAGTGGTTCTGAAACAGTAGCACATACTATTTCTTCATTAGATATGACTGAGTGTAATCAACTTGCAAGATACAAAGATAATGTTAGTACATCATCTAGTATTTCTAATTTGTTTGCTTTTGGAATATTTACAAATCCAGATACAGGTGCAACAAATAAAGATGAACCTAGAATAACTAGGTTGGTTATGCCTGTAGAAAACGAGCATCCCAGTTTAGTTGGTAGTAGGCAGATAAGAACATCTGGTGAGTTTTATACATCTTTTATGGACTTTAATTTTCCAGACCAAGAAAAATCATTAGCAAAAATTGCTTTCTTAACTAACAATGTAGACGCAGATAGTACAGTAAAATTATCTTATAAGACTGATGATTCTACTTATGATGATGACCAAGGATGGACTGACATAGGTACACTTACGTCTTCTGGTCATCAAGTATTAACACCATCTCTTACAAGTCCTGTGTCTTTTAAACGTATTAGGTTTAAACTTACATTGACTACAGGTTTGAGAACAGATATAGGTCCAAGAATATTGAGTATGGTTGTTCATTCTATATTCAACCCTGTTGATTATTTAACATGGAATTTACAATCAAAGTTGTTAGATGCTAGACTAACAAGTAGAAGATTACGTCAAGCTAGTGATAGCCAAGTGTTGTCTACTACACTAAGTAATTTAGATACCTTGCGACAGCAAGCATTTATTTTATATACTGATATTGATGGTACTCAATATAGAGCTAGAATATCTAATAGGACTTTGATACCTATAGATAGAGACCGTAGATTTATTAGTGGAGCTGCAACAGAAAGGTCTTATTTACTATCACTAACATTGAATGAGGTGAAAACAAGCTAATGGCAAATGAATTTAAACACGCATCAGTTGGAACAGAATTAACTCAGGCAGAGTACGAAAGTACTACGTCACACGTTTTAGATTCTCAAGCAGCTGGAGATATTATATATGCTAGTTCTACTACTCAGTTATCAAGACTAGGTATAGGTACAGCTGGCAAAATATTACAGGTAAACTCAGGTGCATCTGCTCCAGAGTGGACTGCAACTGTAACAGGTGTTACATCTGTTTTGAATACCAGTTTGGTAATTGGTAGAGATTCTGATAATGATATAGATTTTGCAACTGACAATACAATTTTATTTAGAGCATCTGGTGCTGACCAAATCAAACTAATAGATGGTGCATTAGCTCCAGTTACTGACAATGATGTTGATTTAGGAACAAGTTCACTAGAATTTAAGGATGCTTTCTTTGATGGTACAGTAACTTCAGATGCTTTTGCTGGTCCTCTTACAGGTGATGTAACAGGTAATGCTGATACAGCAACTACATTAGCAACTGCAAGGGCAATTAATGGAGTAAACTTTGATGGTAGTGCAGCTATTACAATTACGGCAGCTGGTTCTACTCTTAGTGATACAGTTCCTGTAAGTAAAGGTGGAACTAATGCTACTTCACTTGCAGATAAAGCTGTACTTATTACACAAGATTCAGGTACTGATACTGTTTCGGCAGCAGCAATGTCATCAAATGGTCAATTACTTATTGGTGGAACAAGTGGTCCAGCAGTAGGTACATTGACAGCAGGTAGTAACGTTACAATTACTAATGCTGATGGTGAAATAACTATAGCAGCTGCTTCTTCAAGTGGTGATATAACTGGTGTTACTTTGACTGGTGATGATAGCAATACTGCATCTGATACAGCAGGTAGTGCAGATTTTACTATAGCAGGTGGGTCAGGATTGACTACATCTGTTTCTGGAACTACAGTTACAGTAGCAGGAGACAATGCAAGTACATCTGCTAAAGGTGTTGCACAATTTAGTTCTGATAACTTTGCTGCATCTAGTGGTACTATAACAATCAAAGATGGTGGTATAGTAACAGCAGAATTAGCAGCAGATGCAGTTACAAGTGCAAAAATAGCTGATGACGCTATAGGTAGCGAACATATAGCAGATGACGCAGTAGTTACTGCTGCAATAGCTGATGATGCAATAACCTCTGCTCTAATAGCAGATGATGCCGTTGTTAGTGCATCAGTAGCAGATAGTGCAATTACTACTGCTTTGATAGCAGCTGATGCTGTAACAGGTGCTAAGATAGCAGATAATGCAATTGATAGTGACCATTATACTGATGGTTCTATTGATACAGCACATATTGCTGACAACAATGTAACAGCAGCAAAGATATTTGATTTGGCTAGAGGTAGTATTCTTTATGGAAATGCTAGTGCAGCAACAGCAGAACTTACAGCAGGAAGTGCTAATACAGTATTGACATCTGATGGTAATGATATTTCCTGGGCAGCAGCTAGTGGTGGTGGATTTGAAGAGGTTGATATGTGGAGACTTCATACATCTTTAACAGGTGATGCAGACCCTATTAGTTCAAACTTAGAAAGAGTTGATACTGGTGGGTTTGCTGCAATCAAAACTGGTAATAGTGCATCTGGAATGTCAGAAAGTAGTGGAGTGTTTACATTCCCTCAAACAGGTATTTATAAAATAACATTTCATGCTACTTTGTCTGGAGCTGGTGGAAGTGGAAGTGCTGACACAAATGTTACTTACAGTATCAAAACAACAAATAACAATGGAACTAGCTATACTACTAATACTTCTCACCTTTTGCTTTCTTTATATAACGCATCAGCTCAAACAAGTGGAACAACTCATATGATATTTGATGTAACAGATACTTCACAGGACAAAGTTGCATTCAAAGTTGGAGGACAAGCTGCAAGTAATAAGACTGAGGGTTGGAGTGATATTAGTTACACTTACTTTCTTTTTGAAAGATTAGGGGATACATAATACAATGAATATAACATTTAGTAGATTAGGAGAAATATAAAATGGCAGGTGGTTCATTAAGACCAAATCATATTGAAGATGTTCTTGTAACATTAAATACAGGACAATGGTTTGGTTGGTCAGATAGTTCAAATAAAGTTTATGCAAACCTAACTGTTGCTAGTGGTTACAGTAAACCAACAGAGTCAACTTTGACTACAAAGTTAGCCGAACTACAGGCAGCTTATGATGCAGATAACGCTACATATAGACTCAACAGGAAAGCAGAATACCCTAGTATTGGTGACCAATTAGATATGCAATATCATGACGCAGTCAATGGTACAACTACATGGAAGGATGCTATTGCAGCAGTCAAGAGTAAATACGCAAAATCATAATATATAAGTTATTATAAAAAAAGGAGATAATCATGGAACAAGAAAATTTAGGAACAATAATTATGGATGATGTGCTTTTGTTGTGCAAACTTAATAAAGGTTTTGAAGCACAATTAATTCTAATAGCACAAACAAGAATGAATATAGAAAAGAAAGGAACTACAAATGGCATACGGAATGAAGACCAAGAAAAAGTCAATGAAAAAAAATAGTGGTATGCGAAAAGCAGGCATGACTGCAAAACGTAAATCTAAAAAAAAGAGATACTAATATGAAAATAAAAAATGTAAACATAGATTCCTTGACTAAAAGACAACAAGCTTCTATGAAAAGACACGGCAAGCACCATACTTCTAAGCACCTTAGAGAGATGGTGAAGTCTATGAACAGAGGTAGAACTTTTACGCAGTCACATAAATCTGCAATGAGAAAAGTGGGAAAGTGATAGGTGATAGAGTGTTTAGTTTTATATTGTTTATAGCAATGCTAATCACTTTATTATTTATAGGAGAAATGTAATGGCTACTAAAAAGAAAAGAAAATCAACAGTCAATCAAGCAGGTAACTATACTAAACCTACTATGAGAAAACGATTGTTTCAGAGAATAAAAGCAGGTAGTAAAGGTGGTGCTAGAGGGCAATGGTCTGCTCGTAAAGCACAAATGTTGGCTAAACAATACAAGGCTAAAGGTGGGGGTTACAGAAACTAATGGCTAAAACCAAACGTCAACAATCATTATCTAAATGGACTAAACAGAGATGGGATTATGTTTCTGCTAGTGATAAGAAAAAACCTAAAAGTAAACGTGGTAGGTATTTACCTGCTAGTGTTCGTGCTAGTCTAAGTCCAGGAGAAAAAGCTGCAACTAATAGAAAGAAAAGAAAAGCAGGTGGAGTAGGTAGTAGAGCAAAATATTCAAAGAAAATAGCAAGAGGTGTTAGGAGAGCATAATGGTTGCAAAGAAATATCAAAATCCTAAAGGTGGTTTGAATGCAGCAGGTAGGGCATACTTCAAAAGAAAAGAAGGTGCTAATCTAAAGCGACCACTCAAGTCTGGTACATCACCTAGACGTGTAAGCTTTGCTGCTAGGGTTGGTGGTATGCCAGGGGCATTGAAAGATAAGAAAGGTAGACCTACTAGATTAAAACTTGCATTAAAAGCTTGGGGGTTTGGCAGTAAAAGAGCTGCTAGAAACTTTGCTAGAAGACACAAAAAAAAGAAATAATATATGGTAGATAAATCTGAAAAAAATATTAAAGAGAAAGATGGGAATGTAAATCTAACTGGAACGCAGTTGATTACTTTTCTTATATTCTTTCCAATCGTAGTAGTGTGGTTGTTCCTCGCTGCTAGAATAGTTTGGAGTGCATCAAGTAATCCTGAGACCCTAGATTCGATAGAAGGATTATTGACTGCTTTGGCAGTTTTGTCTCTGCCAGTTGCAGGTGGACTTTCAGAAATACTCAGGGCGTATGCTGCTGAGGTAACAGACAAGAAAAAAGGAGATGACTGATGAAGATAACATTCAAGTCAAAAACATTTCGGTTTCCTAAAATCTACATACCGAAGATTAAGGCAAAACTCAGTCTTCCAGTATTGCAGATGGCTATACCACGAATTAAAACAAAGTTAGGTTTAGGAGATAACTTTAAAAAAATAATGGGCATATCATTGTCTATGGCAGGATTGATTATTATTGGCTCTGTTTACTTTGCTATTGCAGGAGTAAATCAAGCACCTGTATTTCCACAGTCTGCAACATATGATATGGATGCAAGAACAGTTAATGTACCAGTAGGTAATGAAGGTTCGGAACTAACACAAACCTTAGCTTTGAATATTGGTGGTGCTAGGATAGAGTCAATTATTATTGATGACATCAACGTAGGTAGTACAACTATTACAGACTCACTAAAGATATTCGCAACAGGTTCTCATTGGATAATGGTAGATGAATTACTAATAGATAATCTTACTGCACCTGACTTCGTGCTAGGTAATAGTGAGATTTATGAGCTAGTTGTCAAAGATAACAAAGCAGATGGTAACTCATTCTCCCCTACCCTAACCAATGGGATAGCAGATATTACATTAGCATCTACTCGTGGTGCAATTGACCTGCCAGCAGTTACAGGTTCGGATTATGACCGAATAGTCATCAACACGAGTGGTGCTGATGCACAGATAGGCAAGTTACACATCAAGAACTTGAAGGCGTATGATGAAGGCATTGTCTTGAATAACCTCAAAGTAGGTAAACTGACGATACAAAATTCAAGCATCGGAGATGGTGACGGTATAGATAGTGCAGATTTTATTATCCAATCAGATACTAAGATTGCACAGTCAACATTGACTAACAATGCTGAAGTTCCAATTAGCGTAAAGTAGTTCTATTATGATGGGTAAACTAAGACCACAGATATTTCTAGCAATAATTGTCCTAGCTGTTTTATCTGTGGTTGGTCTGTACAAAGGGCATAACGAGATTGCTAGTGGTGCTATTGGTGGCATCATTGCTCTAGGTATGAAAGTCCTAGAGTCAGAATAAACAATCCCCCCAAGTTTTGATTTCTAAATTAATTTTCAAAACAACAGTTTTTGTTTTAACTTTTTTTATAAACAAGATGATGTCTTTACGTTTAAAATTATTTCACAAATTAAATATAAAATAATTGTGATAGAATGTTACCAGGAAGGAGAGTAATATGTTCAATAATATAGCAAGTCTTTTCTTGAGTAAAGAGAAGAAAGTATTACTTGATTTAGCAATGCACATAGTTCAGTCTTTGGATACCAAAGAAGAAAGACTAGCAGCAGCAAATACAGTAATGGAAGCACTAAAAGATGGCAAGATTACAACTATAGAGTGGACCAAGATAGGCAAATCTCTAGGTGTATTTGGTAAAAAATAATTTTACTGTTAAATTTTCTTTGCAGTCTTAAGGTGTTATAATAAATTTAAGGCACTAAACCATAACGTAATTAATAAGTATTCAACATTCTTTTTTAATTCATAAACTTTTTTTTTCATAAGATAAGTACGTTCTAATCCTTTGGTTTAGTGTCTTTTTTTATTTAAAAAAAATCTCCCCTCTAGCGAGTAAGAACTAGAGAGGAGACGAGTAAGAGATGAATAAGCCATGAATAAGTTATGAATAACTGAAGGAGAACTCATTTGCATCTCAATATAATGCTACATTATTAGTGTTACTATATCAAGGAAATAAAGACTGGTGTTGTTTCTCCAACATAAGAGCCGACTACATTAAATTCAAAGTATTCTACTGCTTCCTCATAATCCATGCCAGTAGACATCAAAATGTTCAAGCATTTATTTCTATCATAAACTGCTAAAGTTTTATTGAACTGGTAACCAAAGCCTATCAATGCTTCCTCAAACCCAGTAGCCATCAATGCTCCCTCAAATTCTTCCATCAAATCATCCCAATCCTCTTTGTTTATCCTGTTTGGTTTTACCATAATATCGCTACCTCTACTCTCTGGTCTCCTTGTTTACAGTAGACCTTTTGTATTTTCATTGACCAGACTTGATTATCATCTGCCCACATCCCTGCTTCTGTTAACCCATCAACGATTGGCTTTAATAAATTGTCTACATCTGGCTTCTTTATATGAGGTACTCCCACTAAACCTTCCTGCCTTTTTTTGGCCGTTGCTTTAGGCATAGGCATGTATGCTGTGGCCACAATGGTTACTGGTGTACTTTCTTTTGCTGTAAGACCCTTAGAAGCGATTTCTGACACACCTACATCTTTTATTTTAGTCATCCATTTTCTTACTGTTTTACTGTTATAAGACCCAAACCTTGAAAATCTTACTGACTTAGGTCTAGGCCAACCTACATCTTTAGCAGGTATCGTTAGAAAGTAATTTAGTTTAGTTTGTGTCATTTTAAATTTTTAAATAATGTAGACAGAGGTAACAACACTAAATCGCTAGTGTTATTATCTCCACCTTTTACTACTTTTGCAGTTTCATTATGAAACATTTTCTCTACTAGGTTTCTTAGTTTGTCTACTGGGAACACAACATGAGCAACATCCTCATCATTTATTTGTAAACAATGCCACCAGTAATCTGCTTGTGTAGTAGATAAACCAGATGGTTTTCCTCTGGAATTAATTTCTATTGCTATATTCCCAGACTTAAGCCACCCATTATTCTCCTCGCTTTTTATTTCTATTGATTTATTTTTCAGTATCTTAGCAATTTGTTTCTCTCTAATCTGACCTAAAAGTAAATCATATTTGAAATCATTATTATGTTCCATATTTAAACCTTTCTGTTACCCATATTTTTGCTCCCAATGTTCTTTTGTTTCTACAAATGATAAAATGTCTTTAGCCATAGCATTCTTACCAGTTCTTACATCATCCATTTCTACATCCACGTTATTGTCTTTTGCCCATTGCTCATTGCTTTCTATGACTTGTTGGCAATACTTCCTTATATCGTGAATGAGATGCCATAGTGCCATCACAGTCTCTCCCTTTTTTGAATGCTCCTTTGCATTGCAATCCATATCATGCTCCTCTAATCGATATTATCTAGCGAAATTTCCATACCATGTAAAGTATGATGAATATCTTTTAATATATCTTTTAATATCAACCCACTTTTTTCCAAACTACTACTCATTTCGTCTAGGCTTTCAGTTATTTCAGATAATCTTTTATCTATTATTTGATGTAATTCATCATTCATTCTATTTCTCCTTATGTTTAGAATTGATTCCAAAGTTACTTGGACAGTTTGTTTCCCTGCGATTTGGAATGACTAATCCCAGCTAAAAGTTTCTTGTTCAACAGTATCATCAGTTACTTCAACTGCACCTAGTTCTTTTGCCTTAGCAACACTTGGACTATCTGCTATATCATCTAATGGATGTATGTCTTGAAAGATTTCCTCTCCTAGCTTTGCAGTTTCAAGTACGTCTATTGTTTCTGCCAACCATTGTTTCTCAACTTCATCTCCAAAGTGTTTACCAATTAGACCACTACTCAACAAAGTAGTCATGTTGTTAAATGCCATACCCTTTGCTATTCTTTCATCTACTGTGCTACCAGAGTTTTGTACTGGTTGCGTAGGTGTTGGTTGACTTACAGGAGCAGGTGCATCAGATTTTTTTATTGCCCATGCTTCGTTTCCATCATCTCCCTTGTAAGTCTGGACTAGAAAGTTTTCTTTTTCTTGTCCATTCTTATCAATGTAAATCTCATGTTTCAATTGCACAGAAACATAATCTCCCTGTGAAAACTTCTCTCCTGTATATGGATTGAAGCCACCTATCTCTGTATTCCATGAGCCTTTCAAGTTCCATATTTTACTTGCGTTGTCCTCGCTAAATGCAATGCCATATCCATACTTATCAAAAGTTCTTGAAATAGTTCCATTGACATACTCAAAGACTACTCTCTTTGTAGGATTGCCTTTTTTATCCTCGCCACTATTTAATCTTTTTACTTTTGATGGCCATGTTAGGTCTGGTGATTGTAATTCCATATTTATTCTCCTTGTTCAAATGGATTTGTATTTGTTTTTTTATCTATGTTTTTTTCGTATAACTTATCTATAATCTGTGCTTTGTCATAAGTAGGATGAGACTCTCCTCTTACCCATCTCCTAATGGTCTCGTGTGCTCTGACACCAGTAGCATCTGCTAGTTCTGATGTTCCTATCTTATCTTTCAAAGCGATTATTTTTTTTGTTGTTTCAGTTATCATTGTTTCTCCTTTCTAAATTTTTTTTCATTACATCCAACCTTCCATAGTTAGGTCTCCATCCTCTAATTGAAGACCATCACTTGTTGTCCACCTCTGCAAGTCTTGTTCCCTATGCGTTGCCACTATACTATTCCCTGTTGCTTCCACTCGTTCCTTGAATCTTTTGATAGCACCTTGTTCTCCCTCTGGAAAACTATGTTGCTTACCACCATTTTGGCTAAAGAACATATACTCATCTAGTGTGAATACTATTCTATCTAAACTCATTTTAGTAATCCTTTCTTTTTAAAATCTTTTATAATAAGTTCATGTAACAAATCTGCTATATTAACAGATGTTACCTTTTTTTCTTTTTCTTTTTTATTCATAGTTATTTACTCCTTTCTATTATTGCTAGAACATCATCTGCAAAATATTCATATCCTCTCATCTCATCATCCCAGTCATCAATACTTTGCATATCATTATCTCTTGCAGTCTCTCTGTTTCTTTCTTTCACTTCCTCACAGGCTTCTTTTATATCATCTAAAGTTTTAGTCATTCTCTCTACCAATCCTGCGTTACTGTGCATGTCCATGTCTTGTTCGCAAGATGGACATATCCAGTCTCTGCCTACCAGTCTTGTGTTATCTCCACCAACTGGTCTGGCACACGCATCACAAATTTCTTTACCCATAATTATTTACTCCTTACTCTTTATTATTATTCTACCACAACAATGTTGTAATATCAATAGATAACATAACATACTACTCTCTTAAGAGAGAGTACGTTGTTATGTTCTATCAAATATCATTTTCATTAATGTAATACTGTCCACCAGAATTTCTAATTTTATTTCTTGCTTCAAGTCTTTGTAATGTTACTCTCAATGTTGGTAGAGGTATGTCTGTTTCCTCTGATAGTTCCTCTCTATTCATTGGTCTTGTTTTCAATTGATACAAAATTTTCTCTGGATTAGTTTGTTTTGCTGACAGGTTACTGCTCTTGTTCAAATCTCCAAAGTCATAACTTATGCTGACAGTATTGTCCTCATCATCATTTACAAATGTAACCTCATATCCAATAGGTTTATGAACACCACCTGTATTGTTACCTTTTCTGTGATACATACCAATTATGCTAGTGTTTCCATCTTGGTCATCATCTTTCTCTGCTGACCAAATGTTCCTAGATAGGTTGGTAAAGAACACACTACCATAAGCATGAGTATCTGACCCAGACTTAGTAATATGAGTAATGCCAAGTGACGAAACACCTAGACTTCTAACTGCTTGATGGTATGTTCTAGCACTTTCTGGACTGTTAGTATCCTCGTTACCACTAGCAACTACACTATCAATACAGATTAATTCTATGTTGTGCTTAGAAATATCTCTTTGTATCTCCTCTAAATGATTTACTAAAGGTGCATCAAATCTCCTGTAAATTACAGGATGTAATAAATCTTTTTCTGTAAGACCTGCACCTCTAAGTAATCCATACATGATGGAATAAAATTCTTGCTCACTTGCTTCCCAGTCACAGAACATAACTGCACTCGGCTCTCTGATATAAAGGTTAGGTAATAAATTTTTTCCAGAAGCCTTTGAGAGTAGTGTTGCTATTGCAATGGTAGATTTCCCAGTACCACCTGCTCCCATAATTAAGTTACTTTGGTTTTCTTTGACATATGGTTTAGCACTCCATCCATCTTGTGTGATTTCTGGCTTATAAGTTCTCATGTCATGTCCTACTGATGATGTTTCTAAACTCTTATGTATCAGAATAAAAGTATTAGACAGTATAGATTTCCAATTTCTCTCTGCGTCTATTGATGTAAGTTCTTTTCTTAAACTATCAACACTACTAGACGATAGCATATTGATACGTCTTGGTGCAGTAATTGGTGTACCCTCATCCTCTATCTCTATCTGACAACTTAGACTATCTCCTCGTTTTGTAATAGAAGTGCAGTTTATTACTATCCCTTGTCCTGGATATCTAAACACTCTCCTGTTTGCTATTGAAACTTCCACGATAGGTGTTTCTATTTCTTGGTTTTCATAATTCTCAAACGTCTGATACCTACCAGAATAAATACTATCTATCACTTGCATCAACTCAACTACTTCCATAGGTGGCTCACACTTACTCCTGTATTGTTCCATCAATGTTATCGCAATATCTTTACTGATGTTCTTACTTCTAAAATACCCTGCCAGTCTACTCGCCATGTCGTTTCTTTGGCCCTCTCCTACCCCTCTAAGGGCATCCGACACCCATGTAGGTTGTTTGTTACCATTGATACTTTCAATGAAGTTCTGTGAACGTTTCTGTTTTACTTTATTGTGTTGAAATTCTGTAATCTCTGACCATTTAACTATCGAAACTTCTTTACTGCTTGTATATTCTTTCCCATTTACAATGCTTGGAGGTGCTAAAACGTACCCACCATCTGCTCGAATATCAACTTTGTCTACAAGACCTGCTGTTTGTGATAAGTTTTCGTCATACTCAATATAAAAATGGTAACCTCTTGGTGTTTTTACATACCTAGTTTTTGGTATTTCTAATCCTACCTCTTTCAGATTAGCAACTGCTGACTTATCATCTAAATCTATTACATTTATTCCAGATATTTTACCTGTTGCTATTCCAATATTTGCATCTGGATATTTTTTGAATAGTTTTTCTGCTATCTCGTAATCATTGGTAGCACTTTTTCCACCATTAGGTTGCAACTCGCTATCATATAATGGCTCTTTGTTATTTGACTTGACTGCTAAGACACTAAAACCCTCTGCAATATACTGTTGTGCCATCTCTAAGTTATTCATTTTATCTCCTTGCTTATTCATTTGATTAAGGATGGGCATAGACTAAATGAATAAGAAAAAAAATCTATGCCCTGTAATATTATTTGTTTATTACTACTTTCTGTTAGTACTAACTCCTGTGCAATCAAACTCTGTTGCTATTACCTCGTGCATCAGTCTGATATATTCTGTGTCGCAGTCTGAAAGACTAAACAATCTACCCCTCAATAATTTATCTTTATCAACTTTTACATCAATGTTTCTCTCATCTGCTAAACTAAGTGTCCTCTCGTCAATCTCAGTTACCCAGTTTAATATGTCATTATTTCCATACACCTTGTAATCTATCAATGCTTTCATGATGTCCTCTTTCAAATCATCATCATCAAAATAACAAATCAATCCATAACATATATCTAAAAGCAAATCCTCTCTACTTGCAGTCTTACTATCATACCAATTATTTACATGGCTCATATTTTTTCTCCTTAATTTTCTGCGTCATAAATCTTATCGTTTATGTCTTGTTGCCAACGTGCTTTGTCTTTCTCAAACTCTGCAATCCATCTATCTAATAATTCGTGCAAGTCTTTTGCTTTCAAGTGTGGATGTTTTGTTCTGCTTACATAGTCTGTGTTATACATAAACCTCAAACCATGTTTACCACTCAACACTACTTGGTTTTCCCAGTTTTCATTTATATCCTGTTCTGGGAATCCCTCATCCATGAGAAATTCTAAATCCTCTAAAGAATCTTTGACTGCAAACCTTATAAACTTTTTCATTTACTTACTCCTTACTTATAGGTATTTCCATAACCATTTTTTTGTTCATTAACTCTGGCTCAGTTTCAGACACAACATGAATTGTTTTTACATTGTATCCCTCAACGTCCTCATTTAAATCCTCGCCATCTATATACCCTAGATTTTTATTCTCAGTATCCTCATCAGTTTCTGCTATAATTTTTTTTACAACCTCGTATGTTTCAACGATTGTTATTTCCATTTTCTCTGTCATTTACTTACTCCTTATAATTCTTGGTAATGATTTGTTATCCCTACTCTGTAATTTGATACACCATCATGGTCACTCAATCTTACATCATAAAGACGTTTACCTAATTGTTTTATTGTAATGTTCCAGTCGCTATTTGGTCCAATCGTGTCTACAATATCTCTTGTTTCCTTGATTTCAAAACCACCTAACACTTCTGCATTATCCCAACCATGATTATATGATGTTACTACTGCATACCTACCAACATGGTCTGAAAACATTTCATCTAATTGTTCCAAATAATCATCCCACTCAAAATCATCACAATTATTTGTTATGTATAATTCTTTTTGTTTACTCATTTTCTTACTCCTTATTCATTTATTTATTTATTAACAACATTTTGTTATCGTTGCAAGTTTATCAAATTTTTTACAACACTTACAATTTTCATTGTAAATTCCTATCAATCCATCAAAACATATTTCATGTTTTTCATCATCACAAAAACAACTATTCATTTACTTACTCCTTATTTATTTTATTTTTTTGTATACGATTTTTATTTCATAGTCATTACGATTTGACTTGATTAATTTAGCCAATTCTGTTCTGTATTTTCTGAAATAACTTTTTGGAAATATCCAAGTATCAAGATAATCATCAGACTTTGCGTGGCTATCTGTTACCCAATTAATTACTTCCCACATTTCATTGAAATCTTTTTGTGGTATCCAATTAGTTATGTCTATTTCATTTTCATTATTCAATATTAACTCCTTATTTTTTTATTGATAATATAATACTACACTATTATTGTTGTTGTGTCAAGTACTAAAGTACTTAGTT